ATGTATTATTTACTTTCTTTTTTGAATTTCTCACCATCAGAATTTCTGATCAGCTTCTTGAAAATTGAACGGACCGGAGGAAAAGCTGCCGTTGCAGCTAAGATTATAAACTCAGTCTCTGTAGGCATTCTTCCAAGTTGCCAATATCCAAGTACTGCTGTAATGACAGCACCTATAAAGTAGTAGATAGCATCTAGAAATTCAACGAATGTTATTTTCCCAAATTCGGATTTTTTCTTTTTCATATTCTAGTTTTTTTCAATTAATAGCCCTCCAAAATAATACAGCCGGTATTATTCGCATTCGATGCTGAAGTGATTGTTATGGATGAAGTTGTATTTGTGTATGAAAATCCAAGTCCTGATATTGTCTGAGAAAACTGACCATGTGTCGCTCGAGTAAATGGCACAGGAAATGTATAAGTCGCATCTCCATTCATACTATTTAGCATTATCATAACTTTTTTGTAACTACCAGTTTGGAAAGGCATCGAGCATACCATATTTCCACTAACTGAGGCGTTGACGGTGGTTTGTGTTTGGTTTACACCACCTCCAATTGAACTTACATCTACCACGCTTCCATCTGCTACCATTAATTGAGAAGATGTACCACTATAAGTGGAAAATGATGCTGCCTGCACTGAACCTCCAGCGTACATATCACCATCAGCAACAATATCACCTTTCGAAAATATCTCACCTCCGGCTTGTATTTTTTTAGCGGCTGCAATTCCGCCTGAAGTTATAATAGAGCCATTTATAGATGGGTCAATAGTTGCATCGGTTACATCGGTTACAGTTACTTTACCACTAAATGTTCCAGTTGTAGCTCCAGTAATTGCACCGCTAACATTTCCGCTTCCATTGAAGCTTTGACCCCAAATAGTGCGGGCAGTTGTAAGAGTTGCAGAGCTGCCAGTTGTATTTTGGTTCCAAGTTGGAACTGTACCAGTCAATCCTGAGTAAGCAACATTTGTTGCAGTAGCAACATTTCCAGATGGTATCACATAGTCAGTTCCGGCAATAGCAATAGATGGCTTTCCTGTAGTAGTAGTATTTTTTAATATACCAGTAGCTAATGCAGCCATCGAAGTACCATTAATTTTCCCTACAACTGTTGCTCCTTGCGTTCCAGTTACATCGCCAGATAAAGATCCTGAGAATGATACAGAAGTACCCCCGTTTGCAGTTCTTGAGTCTGATAGTCTTGAATCATTACCTTGGCAAAAAGTTCCAGACGTAGTCCCGAACGCCCCTACTTGTATAATACCTCCAGTTCCAGTTATTAGTGGTAAAGAAGCAGTAGATCCAATTAAACCGCTATTAGTTATATTACCATGTATATGAGTTGTCAGTGAGTAATCGTTAGGTATAAAATTTCCGCTTGTCCAAACTGTATTCCATAAATTATTATTTATTCGTTGGTATAGATTTCCGTTGCTCGAAAAACCTAGCTGTTGTTTATAGATACTTTCTCCCGTATGCATATCTAATGTTATTACTGCGTTAGCGTTATTAGAAGTCGGAAATATATTCTGAGAACTAGCCGCTATTCTAACATATTTTAATTTTGCTGCAGATTGGAGCAAATTTAAGTCTAGAATTTGTTCTGTAGGAACGTCGCTTTCTATATAGCTTGGTACGTAATCTATTGGTTTATACAATCCAGCATGGTTTCCCCATGAATAAGCAGTTGACCAATTTGTTTGGCTAGTTGTAGAGGGGATGGAGTATCCGCTTGCAAGGCTAAATACACCTGTTGTATTGGTATAGGTTAGACCTGTAGCCGATGAACTTAAAGCAGTTAATGGAATGTAATTTGACGGGTTTGTCGAATTATAAGGGGTAAATCCTAATGCGGATTGCTTCCCATTGAAATTATTCCAATCAGTAGAACTAACCGCTCCAGTTGTAGACGTTGATGCAAGTTCTAAACTTATAGCTTGACCAGACAGCGCTAATCCGTTAGCAGTTCCGATAGAAGCAGCTACATGGTCGTTTGGTATGCTTATAGCCCCTCCGGCATCTATGCTAGTACCAGAACCTTGTATAACCCCACCTAATACACTAGAACTTGCAAATGGCAAAGTATAAGAACCAGCCCCAGGTATTTTAAGCCAAATAGTGCCGTTATAGTAAATTTGGTCACCTATAGCTAATGTTATACTTCCAGACCCGTAATTATGTGTTCCAGCCGTACTACAAGCATAATACCATCCAGCTGTTCCCGTTCCGTCAGCTAGACTACTTCCAGTACTCCCGTTAATTTGCCCTTTATATACTGCCCCAGATACTGTTGTCGTAGAACCATCTCCTAATACATAATCAGCAGATGTTTTGCCTGGTATTTTATATCCTGATGCGGTTATTGTAGAGCTAGATTTCACACTGCCAGTAATCTGTAATTTATTTACAGCATCATCAGTCGTAGACCCTATTGATACATTGCCACTTGGTAATATAGACATTTTTACAGTCCTCCCGCTTGAGTTACCTGTAATAAAATTAATAGGATTTGAAGTTGCAGTAGTAGTGCCGGAAACAATAGATGCTATATTAAAGGCATTAGGTGGTAGAGAAGCATTTCCAAGACCAATTACGTATAAATTATACCCGTATGCTCCTGTAGGAGATTCACAGATTTGAATAGCTGGCATTCCAGATGTCATCGGGTAAATTTTAAAATTTACCCCATCGTCTGAAAGCATACTATTTGCAAAAGAACTTCCGCCCCATTTAGCTATAGATGAAGTATTAAGTCCTGTAATCATAGGTTGATAACTTACATTACTCCCAGCTATCGCTCTCCCCTTAGCGTCAATCGTAATATTATTATAAGTCCCCACATTTGAATTTACAGTTGCAAGAGTTAGAACCGATGAACCTGTAACGTCGCCAGTATGAGTAGCGTTGGAAACTAACCCAGAATATAAGGAATTTACTGCATTGTCTCCGGTATTTGTTCCGGTTGCCGTTCCGGTTCCGGTTGCATAAGTTCCTGCAGGTTGCTTCCCACTAAAGTTTGAAAAATCAGTATTGGTCAAATACCCCGAATTGCTTGAGCTCGCAGCTCCGAGTTTTGTCTTTATGCTTGTCAGCGTTTCGTCACCCCCATTTATCCCGCTTACTGCATTTAAGGCTGTGATATTTCCGTGAATATCTGTCGAATAAGTTCCACTGGCTTGTTTACCATTCAAAGCGGATTGAGTCGCTGTGGATATCGGTTTATTGTCGTCGCTGGTATTATCCAGGTTACCTAAACCAAGGTCAGATTTTGAAAGCGAGACAACACCGGTTAATCCGTTCACGGAATCAACAGCACCTGAAGTAATATACACGTACACACTACCACTCCATCGGTAGGTTTTATTGGTATCTTTTGCTACATAAATTTTACCCGTTTCACCCATGCCTGGGAATGCCGCTAAATTGGCATACTCAAGAACGTCATCAATATAACTGGGTAACTGAGTAGTCAGAATAGTACCATTTGCGTCCAATGTAGCCACTCCATTAGCAGCCCCAAGTAGCGAGGTTGCAACCCTTGAGGTAGCATCAACGGCGTTTACCGTTATATTTTGAGTACCGTCAAATGCTACACCATTAATCGTTCTCGCGATTTGCAATTTCGTTGCTGTTCCCGCGTTACCGGATACGGTAGTTTGATCACCGGTATTCGCTCCACTAAGGGTAGTAATACCGAGCTTCGATTTTATTGTAGACGTTGTTTCATCGCCTGTATTGATATTTGAAACGGCATTTAAGGCTGTGATATTTCCGTGAATATCTGTCGAATACGTTCCACTAGCTTGTTTTCCATTCAAAGCGGTTTGCGTGGCCGTTGATATCGGTTTATTGGCATCACTCGTATTATCAACACTACCTAATCCAACCTGTGTTTTTGTCACAGAGTGAGGATTCAACGTATTAGATATATGTGCCTGAATATTGGAATTGGCGGGTTCTGCACCGATTTCGGCTGCCGTGGCAGGAACGGTTATGTTTACCTTTTTACCGGTGATAGTAAGATCGACTCCATTTTTTTGAATACCCTCTATTTTGTTCACCTGGGCACCGGCTTGAACTCCGGTTAGCTTCACGATCGAAGTATCTGCTACAAGTGATTTGCCCGTCACTTTTTCAACTTTTGAATTTAGTGCAGCAGGAAGACCGGTTACTTGAGGAATGGGAATTGTACCTTGCGAATATGCCATCGCACTGTACAAAAGGAATAGTGAAAAGATTAGTTTTTTCATAAAGGATAATATTTAATTGTTATTTTATTACCTGCTAGTGGTACTGGTGAAAATGTTGCCATTCGAGTTACCCGATTAAGTTCGGGTTCTGTCATTAATGCACCATCAAAAAAAGTATAATCATGATCATAATCGAAATCGATTGGTAGTAGGAATTCAGATGTTCCTTCAACTACATAAGTACTTTCGTTCATCACGCCATCGGTAGTGGTAATTGTAGTCTTTTTCTGATAAACTGTTACTCCACCTTCACCAACTACATCATCACTATATTTCGTAATCCAATAGGCAACACCATATTCCATCCGGTTATCAAAGTATTCTTCAGCATCTTTATAACCTGACTTATCTGTCTTAAACTTTATTGTTCCGCTTGGCTTAACCCCATCCTGACTACCGGTACCGTCATATTTACCTTTGAAAACTAATACATCATGATCGTGACTTTGTACCCCCGATTGCTTACCAGTAAGTTTTATTCCGGTTACACCACCGGTATTCCCAACCTTACCGTAATTCTTGTTAGTGGGCTCTGCATTAGTTGGTGTTGGTGATGATAGTGGATCAAATCCAACAGGAACTCTTCCTCTCCAATCAGGAATGCTCACTCCATTAATTTTCACCCCTCCATTTCCGTTTGAGAAAACGAAACCTGCCGGAAGAGGTAACCCAGGATCAAACTGTACAGTCATTCCTTTTCTAACTCCTGAAGTATATTTTCTTACAGCTTCATCAATAAGTTTTTGAGTTTCTGTCGAAAGATTAGTTGCAAAATAATTGATCATGTTGGCCAATAGAGCACCAACACGCGTGCTGGTATTCTTACCTACCCCATTTTCGTTCTTGATGGTTTGGGCTGCCGCTAATAAGTCGTCTAGAGTCATATCTTATTATTTTTGAAACAAAGAAACTGAGTTTTGGAGGCAAAAAAAAAGACACTCAGAAATTGAGTGTCTCATAAATTATTGCCTGGAATTCTTCTCCGTACATTTCGGATCGCTTTTCAGTTAGAATTTTGAAAGAGTGGTACCACGTTTTATTGTACCATTTTTTTGCCTTTTTTCCGGTGTCATTCATCGTTATTCCTCGCCTCACTCCCATGTCTACCATCCGGCCATAATACAAGTATGTAAATTCAATTTTATCAATATCGCCACCGGATTGCATGGCTAGTTCCAAAGAGAACGACTTGAATAATTCACCTGTATCGCGAATGTTGAGCGTTGCTATCTTATCCTGCCAAATAGTGATCATCATTTTTGCCCAGGCACGATAATAATCATTTTTATTCCCACTCTGAGGCGACATACTCCAAGTTTATTGGTTCTTCTATCATTATCGAAAAATAAATGCCACACGTTTCTGCTACAAACATGCCCGGTACTTCATGAAATGGGATTCTATTGTCATCAAAAAGCTGTAGTTCTGGAACTACATGTTTATCAACAATCAACTTTGAAAGTAAACTTTTATGTACCAAACGGGTTTCTTCCACCTTTATCTTTCTATCCGATTGATCCTGTTGTTTGAATTTCTTCAATATATAAATAAACACACTTCTACGGTTGAACCATGCACCACCACGTTTCACAGTCATTCCATCGTCGGTATCATCCACGGCCAAAAATGATGTTGAACTTTTCATTTTCTGAATAACTTCCTCCATATTATTCAGTCCGGAAACCTTACAAAATGTATAATTACCTTTTGTTAGCTTTAGTTTCCCGTTTTTATCCTCAAAATAGGCTATTGCATCAAACATATCAATTATTTTTCATTTGTTGTTCAATTTCCATAGATTCCCTGGCCTTAGTATTCAATTCGTCCAGAGCTGCCCAAGTGCTGGAGCTTAGCACATCGCTACGCTTCGTTATATCACCACCGGTGAGCATTCGTATCTGATTTTGAATAATCGTGTGCATATCCGGAGCAGTTCCCTGGTCAAACTCATCATCTGCATTTGTTGAATGAAATAAATAAGGCCATTGCTTTTTGAAAGCCTCCTTAATGCCAATCATCCACATCACAACAATCAGTTTTTCAACCTCCGAACGTCTCGCCATTCGTTTAATATGCCATTTACTCAAATCATTGCTATACTTTTTCCCTGGAAGCTGATACAAGGTAGCCATCAACTTATGTAAGTGATCAGGTTCTTTGGTAAACAAAAAAGCCTGATAGTAATTTTCAGCATCCAAATACTGAAGCATAACCGTATCGCGCAATAGTTTATCACACGGTCTGTACATTCTTATTCTCGACATTGGTTGTATTCCAACGTATTTTTTTGTCAAGAAATCGAGTTTCTTTGCAAACGAACACGTTTCTTCAATGCTGAGCGAAAAAAATCCCTTGAGATGCTTTTTCATGAAATAATATCTCTCACTCGTTCCACCAATGGCTTTTATGCCTGTAAATCTAACGAAGCATTTAGTCCAGATAGCTATTTCGGACATTCCCGCATGTTGCAGAGCTGCTACATATCTAATTTGTTTTTCTGACATTTCCCCATAATTTCGGGGGCAAGTTAAGTTGATTGTACTCATAATTAGTAACCAAAAAAGTAAGTTGGATCTTCTTGTTTATTTTCGTAATTTGTTCCTGGCAATCGCACTATTGCTTCAGGTGTACTTTCGTAAGTTGTATTTCCCTTCAACCCTTCATAAATCATTTTGAACGACCCCGATTGTGTTTTTAGTTCATCACCCCTCAATCCGTTAGCATATTTACCCATTACTTGTTTCATTTGACTCAGCACTTTTTTATTGCTTTCCGTCAAAGTATTCGTCCGTATTTGGGTCACTAACTCATTTATGACCTCTTTACTGAAGGTAACTGCCAATACATTCTCCTGGCAGTACATCAAGTCATTTTTATAATCGAGGAATGTTTTCCGCTTCAGATCGGATTGTTTAAAGTACCCCGAGAAATCAATTCCGGTAATAAAGAAACAATTCGTCAGGTCATTGAATCCTACAAACTTTGTCCATTCTGCCAATGCCGTTGCACTCTGCATGGTGACAGTAATAAGCAAATCGGTAGCCCTATCGATCATTATATCGCACCATGCCAACAATCGTTCTACACGTTCTTTGGATGCCGGCGCCTGATTGGAGTTACTCATTACTGCAAAACCGTTGGCAGTATGAACCAGGTCCATAAATGGAATAGCACTCTGATAAGCCTTGAATGAAATCAAATTGTACAAATTAATTTTCAAAGCATCAGTTTCTGAGAGCGCGGAAATAGAATCATACAAATCAGATCCGGTCAGAAATGTTTGAATTTCATTATCAGCCGTTATGATGAACGATTCTATTGCACTCCATTCCGTACCTTCAGCTGTAGGAATGCATTTTATAAATTTGTCTATGTCTGTAATTATCATAATTTTTCGAATGATTGATTATTACTATTCTTGTCCCTGAGCGTTTGGATCAGCCGTTTTTACCTTTGCTGATGTTTTTTCGTCAAGTGTTGTAAGTTGCATAAATGGGATATCTACTTTCACATCGCTTTCCCAACCGTTGTAATTGATAATTACAAAGTAAGGTTCGAGTAATATCTGACGAATAGGAACTTCCAAAGCCTGTTTTATCGTGAATAATTCACGCTTATCACTCCCGGAGAATCCGCCTTTCGATTTCCCTGGCGTTGCACCGATAAGCGACGGGTGAACGCTGTCGGCGTAGCACTCCATATTACTTGCTTCCTCAGTATCATCAATCCAGTCGCCACCCTCTTTGCCCGGGTTAATGACATTGATCTTAATCATCGAGTTCTCTTTTCCGTTTGGATCTACATAATAACCCGTGAACCAAACTTTTCCGGCGTTTACCATACCGGTAAGAAACGATTTTATATTCTCCTTTTCAGTCTTAACCCTGTCGGCCTGCTTTACAACATCAGTGATATTTTCATCTTTGAAAACATTCGTCCAGTACGCGCGATTGATTTCTACCTGGTATTTAATCACAAGTCCATTCTTGAACTTAATTTTCTTACCTTCAGCAATCAGTTGCTTGATATCATACCATCCACTGTTGAAAATTGCCCAGCTGTACGGAAAAGGATAATATTTATTCCCTGGTACCGGAATAGCATTCACCATTGCAAACTTTCTTGTTTTTGTTGGCGTTGCATTCTTGCCGTCATCTCCCGGAATTTTACCCATACGCAATTCCAAATCTCCAAGCGGATTTGCAGGATCCAGCAATTCAATTATTTCGCAATTTTCAAATTTTGGAGCTCCATTTTCAAAGTTGGCATAATACACATGTTCTATTTTACCCGTTTTTGGGTTACATGTTTCAAATCGGCAATAAGCAGCGTCCTTGTGCCGTATTTGAACGATTTTAGTACCATCACCGCTCAGAATCAAAACCGTGATAGTGAAGAAAAAGTGTTTCATATCCGTTTGCTGCTCCAGCATATATTTCACCGGCCGGTTATACTTGAAGAAAGAAATAACTTCCTTATTATCAACTTTCTTGCCTTCCTCCGGATGTTCAATGCTCAAGCCTGCACCATAAGCCGTCAGGATATTGAAAAATATATTCGATGACATAACTTCATCCTTGCGCCTTAGCTCAAGCACTGCATTCGGACGGAGGTTATCACTTCCCCACGGCACATATCCACGAACACCGGCAGGAACACCTTCTATCTTTGTAGGCGTAACGCTTTCGTCAATGTCAAAAACGGTAGTTCCTTCGTTTATTTTATCAATAGCACGAGCAGCTATCTCATCTACCGGAATTTCGAAAACTTGTTGTTCAAAATCTATCATAATAAAAATTTTAGTCCTATTAATTTCCCCTTTAGGGGTTAGGGGTCTATAAGTATATTTCTTCGTCGTTCAATTCAAAAATACAAATCACTCTCACTTTTCGTACCTCTCTACTTTCTGTAAACATTAGATTAGCAGTTCCTTTATGGTAGTTCGACGTACAAACTACTTTATTGCAAACCATTATTCCTCCGTCACTGGTCCATACCCGGCAATTGAATTCCTTTTTCGAATTCAGCGTTTTTCTTAATGTACTTATATGCAGCATAATTAATCAAATTTTTCGTCGAAAGTGTCATCGAATATGCCTTTGGCGGCGTTTACAAACTCACGATGATTAGTTTTAGAATAGCGGTATTCAAACTTAAATGCTTGCAGCTCGTTAGCCTCAGTGTCCGTTTTATCCACCGTTGTAAGTGCTATTTCCTTTTCAGATCCGGTTGCACCAGGCGTATAGGTTGAAATATTATAGCTGAGCAATAAGTCATCTACCCAATCCATTTCACTCTCAGTCAAAAAACCGCTATAAATCGAATTTTCAGCCACAAAATCCTGACTGATTTTTCGGTAGTGATTTTCAATATTCCCAAGGTTATACTCCGGTGTTTTCTTGATATCAGTTCTACCGGTAGCCGTGAATGTTTCGAGCACCCCAAAGCAATTCGTAAAAACAAAGTATTTACGGTCACGATAGGGCGAATTGTCAACTATGTAACTATATTTTTGAGTTTCAAAACCGGTACCGGTCAGCCAAATTTCGTACTGAAGTATTTTTGTACTTCCGGCAAGGTTAGCAGCTGTGAGCAACTCACCCATCGAAGCATTGAAGGTCGTAATCTGATCAGCCACAGAAGCTGCTATGTTTCCAAGTGTCCCAACTAAATTAGTAAGCACATTGTCAAGCATATAATATACTTTGAATTGCTTATTTACAACACCGTAACTGTTTTTTTGAAGAAAGGAAAGATATTCATTTCTACTTTTCGAAGTTCGTTTTTCGAGGAAAGAGCGAGTGAGGAAATTAAGCTGAGTCCACAATACCGCTTCCACACTCATATCAGCATCGCACTTCAGGCATCTGAACGAAACTGTATGAACCGTTGCACCCTCAGTTATTGTGAAGCTGAATCCCAGGAGTAATTCCGACAGCGTAAAATACTTTTCCACAATTTCACCAATATTCCGGATATGAATAAATCCGGCAACATCATACACATATTTTTCGAGAAGAATCACATCCGCACCTTTCTTCAATTCAAACATCAATAAAGTATCGGCACCATTCTTTTGAAGAATGATATCCGGTATTGATTTCTGAAAATAAAGGCTATTATCGGCAGGTTCTTGAATTATAGTCATACAAAAAGCGGTTGAATTAATTTGATAGTACAAATTAAGTCAACCGCTAGAAGGTAAAAAAAGACAAGAAAAAAACCCCGATCGAGTTTGACCGGGGTTTGAATTATTTTTTAATCAAAAATGAATTTCTATCAAAATTATACTCATAAAAATACATATTAGATTTACACCATTTTTTAAGAACATCTTCAGATGAAACAATGATATCATCACGATTCAAAAGATAATGATGTTCTTTTATTGCAGGGAAATAAGTTTCCATTGTCATTACTGGCACTTCAACAGTTCTCCCTTTTTCTAATTTATAAATTAAAGAATCTAAATTTATTTTATTATTTTCTAAGCGTTTAGACTTTTTTTCTTCAAGAAATACATCTAGAGACTTTGACCCTAAATCTGCATCCAATAATCTAGGATCAATAGAAATACTAGATCCGTTTTTAAATTCAATTTCAATATTGTCCATAACTATTTTTTTACAAAGATATAAATTATTCGTGTTGGCGAAGTTCCATTTCGCCATCTTTTCGCATAAGCCATACCGGAGTATTATCATCGAACCCAATTGTATAATTGTGTGTAGCCATATAAGCCGCAATTTCATTCGTAGATAGGTCCGCCATTGGGCGAATATCGAGTTTAATTTCCTCACTCGTTTTGCGTATCGTTACAGTTTCACTTGTAGCCGGTTGAAACTCGCCACAATACCTGGATAAAATTACAATTTTATAATCCAGTGCTGCACCTGGTTCTTGTTCGTTTGTCATGATTGGCCTCCTTCCACTAAATTAAATTTCAATTCAGTAGTTCCCATTACAAATGCTACGTTGGTAGTGATACCGTCACAACTGAAGTCAACCAGCGTTTCCTGGTCAATGGCTTGTTTCAAGTTCAGATAAAGAGATTTTAAAAGAAGACGTGCATCCAGCATTGGCACTACTTTTACTTCGTGTACTGGATTTTCTGGTGTAGGGATAATCCTACTGATTGGAGTTTTTTTCATTTTGATTGTTGTTTTTTCGCTTATATGCACAGAAAAACGGCTGTACACATCCCGTTTTCGCGAAAAAACAACAATCCAGAGCAAGCTCAAAAATTGAAAAGGAATAGTACAGCCGTCTTATATTTTTGACGATTGGGCATAAAAAAAGCCCTGATAAATTGGGGCGACACTTTCAGCCGCTCTGTTGTTATTGTTTTTTCGCGTTGCAAATATCGGAATGTTTTTTGAATTAGCAATACGATTATCAAAAAAATCACCAATTATCAGTTTTATTATCAACTTTATTTTTTGAAAAATCAATTTTACCTACTTCAGAAAATATATTGTTTGCAATAACTTCTGATTTAATTTTGACATCAAGCCATATTTTATTATTTGGACCTTTATATCCCCAACTACTCTGCCCATCATATTCTGGAGAAGTAGTTATCAATCCTACTTGACATTGTGATTTATTCTCAGGATCATTTTCATGAATAAAATTAGTTATTGTAACTTTAAAACGTCCTTCTTTTATTTGAAATTTTACTGTGTATTTTATAGTTCCATCATAACATAGATATTGAAGTTTACTGATTGAGTATTCTTTTCTAGGGCTTATAATTAGTAACCCAGCTTCTTTATCATCAACTTGAATTACAGCCTTAGCAGATCTATAATTCATTCCAATCCATTCCTTTAATCCATTATAGATGATAGTACTTTTAATACTATCGACCTTAATTACTTTTTCAAAACTTATAGGTTCTTGAGCCATCAAACCTGAACACATAAAAAGCGATACAATCGCCATCAATAACAGTTTTTTCATAAATATACGTTTTAATTAAGTTGAGCAACAAAGGTACAAATTTAATTAACGCAAAAATCCCCGAATCATAGATTGGGGAATAAAACTTCTAAAAATTTATTTTTTCATCTCTGCCCTATTCGGGCGTTTTCCGCCTTTTGCTACTTTTGGCGGGACAAAAGTAGTCCAAAAACAATGCTTCACCCCTCCTTTTTAGAGCAGTGAAGCCACTTTTAAAGCCGTTTCAAGCGTTATTTTGCTGCTGTCGGATGTACTTGCTTTTCAGAAAAAACAAAGCAAAGAGGGTAAAAATCCATTTTCCTGTCTTCCTGCTCAGGTGTTGTTACTTCTTCCTTTTTTTCGTGTCGCTTCGGACTTCCCCACAATAACAAGGCTTTTTCTCCTTTATTCACACTCATGTTTATTTCATTCCATTGGTGCATAGTTTTCAAATTTACGTGTCCGTTTTTTGCGTAAATATCAATTACTCCCTCGTTTACAGTATCATATTTCCCCTCTTTTACAAGTATCTGAATACCTTTAGAAAGTGCTTTTAATTCGTCCCTCTTTGCTTTCATGGCCGCCTTTTGGGCTTCCGTTGGTTGGCGTTTAGTAGAAAATTTTCTCTTCGCTTGTATATTTGCCTGAGTTTCCATACTTTTGTGATGTTAGTTTTTAAAATTGATTTTTTGAATTAATAAAAAGTTTGCGTGTGAGACGGCTCGAAATCCAGTCTCACACGCTTTTTTTATCCTACCAATTCAGTTTCTATTTTAGAAACTTCATCCAAAATTTTGGTATTTAAGCCCATGATAAAGAACAAAATCAAATCTGTATTTGAAATTGTAAATTTTTCATCATCACGATACCCCCCATTAGTCGTGAATGTCAACTTAAATTTTGTTGATTCAAAATTGCCCGAATTAATCTCCTGGTCAATCTGTTTTTTAAATTCCTCTAGCGATGAATTTTTCAAAAGGAAAACAGCCCGATTATCGGCTAACCTTTTTTTGTGTGTAATTTCTTGAAGTTGGGCTTCAAGTTTCGATGTTACGTTCTCTACTGTCTCGTTAGTTGGTTCAACTACTTTCAAATTGTTTTTCATAAAATTTTGTTTTTGTAAATTAATAAAAAGTTTATTCGTCGGGGAGGCTCGATTTCCCCTTTTCGCTACGCTAAATTACTACAATTTAGCGACATACACAACACTAAACACCTATTAATCAACTGATTAAATCTAACTTTCAACATCCCAATATCAAACACACACATAAATCTAGAATAAATCAAATCCAACCAACCGAAAAAACTTTTCTAACTCTTAACTCATTTTTCCGAAAACAATCAATTACAAAACTTTTATGAAGCAAAAATATAATCTAAAAACATGATTGTATTAAAAAACATTAATTTAATCGACTGATAAACAGAATATTGATTCAAAAAACTGCATTTTTCAAAAAAATATTTTTTTAAAATGACGTACTACCATACTACTACCAATAAATATTTAAATATCAGCAACTTAAAAACAAAATTAAGTAGTAACGTTATTTTGGTAGTAATTAGTAGTAACGTTATTCAAAACATAAAAATCATAAGGTTACTACCTTTATTATTCTATAATTCAATTAATTGCATATCATAATAGTAAGGTAGTAAAGTAGTAAGCTTATTTTTTATTTTGCACTCTTTTTTATATCTTTTTCTTAATATTACATATAACGTTATGATAATGTGTAATATAATAATATATAAAATAAAAAATATGATACAGAGATATACTTTTAGATCGGAAATTCCCCGCTTTGCTTCGTCCAAACAGTAAAAATAATCACCGGTGATTTAGTTACTATTTTCATTTACATCTAAATGGTTTAAATGCACACAGTTACAACCTATAAAAGCCGTAATTCTTTCGTCATTTTTTGCCATTTTCCGCCTTTCAGCATCAAATAACACTGAAAATCAGCCACAAACGCCTTTGCAAACTTTTATTTAAAGTTTGTTTGAGTCGATAGACCCCGCCCCGCCCTCTCGGTCACTTGTCATTACACCCTTGGAAAAGCGTGTTATATGCTAATATACGTTAATAAAACGGCGGGAAATTGTGAAAATGCACGGTAATACGGCCATTACTCTTAAAATTTAGCTATTCGATAAATTTTTTGTGTAATGACATTATGCTTCCTACAAAAATCAATGGTACATTGTGTTTTGGAAGCCTTAAAGGTGTGTTGAATGAAATGAAGTGAGCGACTATACGAAGTCGCTCACCATACTTGAGTTGAATGAGGATTCAACTGGGAAGTTGTTCATGCCAATGTACAAGCTGTCGAATGCATCAGTAGCATCGGTTCTGTGTTCTCGTAAGTCTTCGTCACTCTCTGCGAGCTTCTCTCCGCGCTTATCTTTCTTGAACCCTTCAGGACCCTGATAGATTCCTGTTTGTTCCATAGCAAGCAACAGAGCTTCGTTATTGCTCTTGTTGAACATGGGGAACAAACCTTTCTGTCCTTTCAATCCCATGTTGATAAGAAGGTGCTTATCCATGTGATTAAGTGGATTGCCAATGTGTATGCCGGTAGCATGCCACTTGTTACGCCTGAAGGTGTCCATTACAACAGTGGCAAAGTCACTGTCATTCACTGCATAATTGCTACCAAGTGCTGTGTTATCATAGTAATAGATTACTTCTTTGCATTGCTGATCCCTGTAGTAATGGCAAAAGTCATTGACCAACTCTACCAATTTACGATCATACTTTACAAAGAAAGAATTCAACACCTTCAGTTTGATTCCTGAGCGTTGTCCTGCCACTATCCAATTGATATTGGCATTGTAGTCCATTGAAATACAAATGGGCTTATTTCGGTCTAAATCGCCATCCTGAAGGCATGATAAGTCTTTTGTTTTTGTAAAGTCATACTCAAGGTTCAGTAAGTAAGAATTATCATAATCAGTGTAATAGTGCATTGATTCCTTCAGGTTGTTGTAAAACCCATCCTTGAGTAAGCCAACACGTTTACAAAGTATTGACGTTTGAAATATCAATGGTGGTAAATCACGCTTCATCTGTTTGATATAAGAATCGCCTAATACCAACAGATTTTCAATTGAACTAAATACATTGTAATCGACTGCAACGCTTTGTAATTGAGCTAAGTCACGACAAAGGGTTTTGTAATAATCAAACAGATATGATTTTGGCTGTATTCCTTTGGCTTGAAATTCTTTAATCTTTTGAAGTATTCTCCACTTTTCGTAAATGAGTCCATCAATGTGCTCAATTAGTTCTGTATCGCATTTTTCCTCATATCCTAAGAACCAACTACCTTTCTTGGTGGTTGGCATATCGGATATAATCATCATTGAATGGTGCCATGGTAAATGGCCAAAGTGCGCTTTAGTTCCCCCATTGGCCGGAATGGTTTCATTATTCAATTTTTCGAAGTCCAGGAACTTGGCTTCGTCGCAAAGAATAGAGTCAAACGTCATGGAGTTTGATGATCCGGGAACATCCTGAGAAATGATTGGCATAATGCTTCCATTGTACCAGGTGATGCAATGATCGTAGTTAGCCGGTTCTAATCGTGGCTTCTCGAATTTTAGTGATTTTTCGGGCTTTCTACCAATTACATAATGAACATTGCGTTTAAATCCGATATTGTCAAACCCTTCCAATGTTCCTGGCAATGTACGGGTATTTGCCTGTTGAAATGTACCGGCAATGATGCCATGGGTACCGCGCGGCATTCGTTGCATATTGCGCTGAAGGTAAGGCTGTGCAATTCCGTGAGATTTCCCGAGACGACGGCCGCCAATCACGACTGTAGTTTTGCATCCCCGAAGCATTACTTTGCGTTGGCAGTCATTGAAATATATTTGCTTGATTTCCTTACTGATTGGCATATTTTTCTAATTCTCGTAGGTCCATTTCTTCATAAGTGACATCTTCTATATCACCCATATATTTGTTTTTCATAGCTGCAATTTTCTCCCTGATATTTGGAACTCGTTTGATTCCAAGAACTGTAGGATCATCGGTTGGCTCATACAATTGTGGAATGATTTCTTCCCATGGTATGCGCTCTGCATCTTCCTTATCAAGCTGATTGTATTTTCCGTAAGTGTTGGAAGCTTTCACCATGCTATCAGGGTCATTCTTCAGTTCAGCCATTTCATATGCTTTCTGAATCATGTTGTTGAACTTGAATCGGTGCCAGTCTTTTGATTGTCGGTTGATTGACCCTAATAAATCTTTGATCAATCGCAAATCCTCATACGCTGCGCTGCGCTCAATTCCAAACTGATTTTGTAGGTGTTGAATTATTTCCCGGTCTTTTTTCGACGGGAATTCGTTCATTATGGTATAGCCTGAACGAATGCGTAGCAACTTATCACGCTGCTGTTGTGGTAAGTGTGACAGTTTATCGACGTCATCGTAAAGGTGCTGCACACAGATATCGTAAGTGTCTCGTTTAGCCATTTTCGTTTAATGTTTGCTCAAGCATGTATTTTTGTGTCAACTCAATTCCAATTGTAGATCCAGCTTTCCCCAGTTCAATTTCCTGCCGGCGAAGTGATAGGATAGTTTGTGTTTTGTGTAGGTGATAAACTTTTGAAACTTCGTGGCTTTTATCCTGGATCAATAATCTTAGTTCATCCTCATCGAAATCCATCAGTATGGCGATATCGGTGATTGTCATTAGTAATCCTGCGAACTCACCAATTTTAATTAA